TGTAAGCAATCCAAAGTTTTTCTCTGGTATCACCTTCTTTAGCACCTGTTTTATCTAATAGTGCTTCAGAATAAATTTTTTTAAGAGCTTCTATACTCTCTTGAAAAAGTTTACTCTCCAATATCTGTTTGGCTTCGTTCGATCGGCTCACTTCCACCGCTCTGTCCGCCTGGTCTTTGATTTCCATTTAATCCTTGTACTTGTTTTTGAAACATATTAGCCGATTTTGTTGCTTGTTCAAGTATTTTGTTATCTCCAGCAACCATCATCTTATCTAAATCTGCATCAGCTTTAATTTTTGCAGTATCTAATTGAGTATTATACTTTAAAGACATTTCTTTTATCTTAGTTTCAAAGTCTAAAGTCATTGCTTGAGTTTTTTGCTGTAATTCTTTGTACTGTAATTCAATATCAGCAATTTTTCTCTTATTCTCAGCATCAATTCTAGTAAATTCTATTTTCTCAATAGGAGTTGGTGCAGGTGGTTGAGGTGGTGGCATCATTTGTTTGCCTACATCTGGATCTACAAAGTAAGTTTGAATATTTTTTAGTCCAGCGTTCTCAATAATTTTAGTTAAAGTATTATACATATTCTTTAATGTTACCATTGGCATTTCTTTTCCGCCTTGTAATTGGAATGCTTGTAGTTGTCTTTCAAGAATATTATTTAATAACATTATTTGTTGCTCTTTAGAGCCAGTACCTAATCCTACAACGATTGAAATATTAAATCTGTCTTTCCATTCTGTAGGTCTAACTGGAACATAACTATTATTTAGCATAACAATTTTTTCTTTGTCTTGATATTTAACCATTAGCTCAAATATTTTTTTAAATAAATCTTTAACTCCAGTTTCTGCAAAGACTCTTGCTATCAATTCTGATCTCATTTGTGTTTGCGTCATCAACGCATTTACACCAGTTGCAGTTTTTGCGTTTAAAGTATCTGGACTTAATCCTTGAACTTCTTTTGAGATACCAGTTCTAACTTCTCTAACTGAATCTAAATAACTTAATAAAGGAAAAGCTTGTTGTGAAATTGGTTGAGCTTGTAAAGGTTGCATAACTTGATTTGGTGGTTGTTTAGTTCTTACTACTCCACCTGGTCTAGTTGTTAAAAGATCATCCATGTTTACCATACCATCCATGATTGCAACTCTGTTGTTGTTAGTTAAATACATATTGTCTAACAACTGACGCATTACAGTTGATTTAGTTAATTGAACATCTTCAACTAATTCTGAAATACTTCTTCCATAAAATCTGTGTGGCATTGGAATAGGAGTAACTGTTACAAACGGTGCATTATCACAAGGCATATTTTCTAAAATTGTAGAACCGTCATCTCCAGCAGAAATAATTTTTCTAAGCTCTGCAATACCATCTCCATCATAATCATATTTAACATATGACTCATAGATTAAAACTTTTTCTGTAGATTCATCTGTTGCATTATCAACTGGATATTCATCTATATCTCTTTGTCTTGTAATTTCTTCATTGTTGTAAATATCTAATTCTGATTTAGGTAAATCTTTAACTTGATCTTCTGGATAACCCATAGAAATTAAATCTGATCTTGTCATTAAAACTTTGTGTGCAACAAAATCTGCTTCTTCGATTGTCTTTGCATTTCTATCAATTAAAAATTCTTCAGGTGGAATACTATCTATTTTTACTTTACCTGTTTTTTTAGTTCGTTTAATTTTACAATTATATAAATCAAAGTTAGGAACTTGAACTTGAGATACATCCATTCCTTGAGCTTCGTATTGTGCTAAAGTTTTTTCAAATTCTTCTTTGGCAGACTCATCTTCAAATTGTTCTTCTTCAACAATTTCAATTTCATCTTTAGTATTTTCTAAATCTTCTTTTTCAACTGCTGATAAATTTTCGTAAGTTTCGTAATCTACTTTTTCAGAGTCATCCCAATAAATTTTTAAAAAACCATTTTTCTCAATTAGAGCATCTTTGAAAAAATTATATAATAATTGGAAACCATTATTCTCTTTGTAAAAAACATGATTTAAATAAGCTGTCGCTTGTTCTGCCATTGGCACATCTTCTGCGGTCATGGGTTCACAATGAACTACTTTATCACTTGCTGTAAAAACTCTTAGAAGGCTTGGCAATAAACTTTCGATTGTATCAGAAACATCTGTACTAACGACTTGTGATCTTCCATCTATTTCTGTTCCAAGTTTTTCACCTAAATAATATTCTAAAGATTTTCTTCTGGACTCTGAAAGCTGTCCTCCTAAAAAACCTAAAGCATTTTCAATTTGATTTGATAATAAACTTTGTAATTTGAAATCTGATAATTCGGTTATCTTTTTTTTTGCCATATTAAACTATATAATTCGTATTTACTCTTATTGGCTTTGACCAATCTGATCTTTGTATCGGCTCTGTAACCGCACCGTATCGTATTGAGTCAGCAAAGTGTGATGCCCAATTGTGTAGAGGTTTATTTCTAAAACAATTATTTTTTTCATCCCAACGTTTGCAATATGATTTTAACGCTTCAATTAACTTTTTGCAATTGTTTTTATGAAAGTAACATTTCGGCAACATTCTTCTAACTTGCTCAATACCGTCTTCTACACCAAGTTTGGGTGCAATGTCAAATTCTAAGCCTAATTCTTTTGCAGTTTCCCACCTTGATTTATTCGTTCCAATCTCTCTAACCCTAATATCATGGGGTGCTATATGTTTAGAATAGGTATAAGGCTTGTTATCTATAACATTTAGATAATGCTCTAATCCTTCACCTGAGTTCTCATAGCAATCAATAATTCTAATTTCATCTCCATGTCTTTGAGCAAAAGTGATAACGGTACTATCATTCATTCCTAAATCCCACCAGGTTTCCACTTCCAAATTTTCGTCTATTTCAAAATTAATTACTTTTTTATTCGCTTCCATTTCTTCAATCACCTTGCCAAAATAAGATCCACTTATTCCAGCTTGAAATGAGCATTCAAATTCTTGAGCATAACTTTCTGGCGACATGGTTTGTTTTGCGGCATCTAATTCTTCTTGAGCTATAATCTTTGTTTCACTAGCTTTAAATACTGCTGTAAACCAATCTTTATTAGATTTAGCTTTTTCATGTAAATCAAAAAACCAATTTCTTCCCATTGGTGTGCCGATAAATATTGCAAAGCCTTTTCTGTCCGATAGGCATGGTCTTAAAATAGTATCAAAAAGGTCTGGCGAAAGATTCTGAGTTTCATCACAAACTATACCATCAAAGTATTGACCTCTTATTGCAGCACTATTTTCTCCTCCTAAAATTTGTATTCTGGAATTGTTTATTCCAAAATCTACCCTTAGTTCAGACTCATTGAATTTTGTTCCTGGTATGGCAGCAGAGAATTGTTTCATATAATCCCAAGCTGTGCTTTTTCCTTGCAGACGGTATGGAGAGATGAAAGCAAATCTAGGATAGGGTTTAGTGGACATTAGAGCCGCTCTAATTAGGTGGTTGATAGCAAATACGGTCTTACCCCCTCTACGGTGAACTATCACTACGTTAAAACGGTTCGTATCGCATTTTTTGTGCAAAAAATTTTGGATTTCTCTTGGTGAATAAGGAATTACAATTTGTTTCATTTTAAAACAAAACCCCCCCTAATGTAAAGTTAGATTAGAATCATTATAATCTTCTTCCAAGCAAAACTCTCCCTTTAAAAATGCCGAAAAGTCTTCAGCTTCTTCTTGGTTTTTAAATCCTTGAAAATGAGTAATCACTATTGGTTTCTTTGTAGCTTTATCTTTGAGAATAAAGATTACTGTTTTTAGAAATTTATCATCCATGTGTTTGTACCATACATTAACATTTATTCAGAAGCCACCGCCAAAAGAAGGGACACCCCTTTATAAAACCCCCCCAATTAGAAACCAAGAACGAAATAACAGCAATTACAACCTACAGTTCTGTATTGATAACTTAAAGGTTATCAATTGTAATATTCCGATAATTAATAGTTATCGGAAATGTTGCTATTTTGTTCTCATTTGTGATATTTTTGCAACAGTTCACATATAATTATTGCTTTTTATGTGTGTTATTTTTACCACTCATTCAATAAAATCAACACTTCTGGAAGGTTTAGCAAAAGAAATAATCATAATAAATCTAAGGTTTAGACCAAGAAATTGACAAAGGTTGGTTATTATCACCTTTTATTGATAAAGTTTCAGCTGCTTTTCCATAAACTTTTGAACTAATTTTACT